ACATAGCACGGCCAATAGCACCATACATCGCGCCCGAGCTATCCGGCACACCGGCTCGTCTGCGAGTCTGGAGCGTACCAACGCTGTCAAATACCGAGCGTAATCTTGGGCGATTCCAACAGGTTTCGCACACCTGTGGACAAAGCCTGTGGATAACTTATTCATAGTGACATCTCCGCAATCCTTGCATCATCAACGATCTTGATGCCAAATGTGCCACAGCTCATGCATTGTGCAAACCACTCATGCTCTGTTAGCTCTGCACCTTTCTTAAGTCCATGGCGTTGCTTTGGCTTTCCATACAGCTTTGAACAGATTGAACAATCAAATTGAAGGATATGCATAATTGCTCCGCATCAAGGTTTCGATTGGTTGAAGGTTGATTTGTGGCACGCTCCAATTGTTTTGTGATGCGTTTCGATAGCGTGGTTTTTTGGCCACAGCCACCGGCATCCAGCCAACAATGTGCATCTTTGGGGCGTTGCCTGTTACAAGCACGGCAATATCACGATCATGACGATCTGATTCCTGAATCCATAAATTGCTATTGGGATTGGCTGACCATTTGACTTCGATGTGTTCGCCCACATCAGCTTTGGATTTATCCCATGTGATGCCCGGTGTGTATTCATAGCCCAATCGCTTTGCCACCACTAGTTCGGCCAGCATTGATTCGCCCATCTGTGCGACATACTCAAACCATGACAGGTTTTTAACAATTCGTGAGCTGTGATCAGCCGATCGATCATGGCAATGTTGAATTGCAGCAATCATGCATTGCACTTCCTCAATGCGATCTATCATCGGCAATCACCACAAAACCAAATGATGTTGTCTTGCTTGTCATAGCCTTTTTGGTAGCCGAAATGATCCAATCGCCTTAGCTGTGAGCATTTGTCGCATTGCTCAATTTTGTATTCCTCAACAATTTCGCCATTGCACATCAATCGGGCTTTCATCTCTTGTGGATAGATAATCTCAACAAAGTCGCTCATCATTACACCTGCGGCTTAAATGTGCCATCGCTTGTAAGCACATACCATGTCGGCTTACATTGCTTTTCTTTAATCTTTTCGCTGCAAAAGTATCCGGCCCATGGCTTTGGTGCATCTGGCTTACTTTGATTCCAGCGCATTGATCCATGTGCACACATCGGCACGCCATTGACAGCCCAACCTGTTGGCCCGACATCGGATGATCCAAACGATGGTGTGCCAGCCATCTCAGCTTCTCCGGATGTTTTGTAGCTTGGCACATCGCCATGCTTTGTGCTCCAATAGTCATAATCGGCTGCCGGTGATTCACTCTTAACCAATGCCATGACCTCTTTGGTGGCCTTCTCGGTGTTGCCCATAACCAAGGCCATCACGCGCATCAAAGCTGATGTGACAGTATCCTCAACAAACCAGCGTTTCATGTTGGCGTTATAGGCAGCTTGATAGCCGTACGCGAAATCGATGCCCGCTGGCTCGATCTCCGTCTGATTACGCCATGCCGCGGCACGGACAAGGATGGAGCCTTTGTCTGCATCGAAATTGATAATTGTGGCCTCAAGTCGGCCTTCTGGATAAGTCTTGATCCAGCGATCCGTGCGCTCTTTGTTTCCTTCATAGTTATCTAAGAATCCCATCATTTGGCCTTCCGCTCAGCTGAAACAGCATGGCGTGCTACGGCTCGGCCTCTTGTATAGCCTTGTCGCTCGCCTTCTTTAAAACCTACTGAATAGGCCATAACAGCCCATAAAGCACCAGCGATCAAACACATGATCACAATTGAGATTTCGTTCATTGTCTTGCTCCCGATTCTGGGAGCCGCGTATCAGCTCCCGAAATAAAGAGTGACAGGCAAAACCGACAAGTTCAACAATCACGCTCAAATGGCGGCGTGTCGCTACTTCTTTTGTTCAATGAGATGTGTGTACAGATAATCCAATCGAGTTTCGATGCGTGAAATTTGATCCTTCATACTCGATCCCGAGTTCGGTGAAAGTTCGCTCATGACCGCTTTGATGATGATTCTCATTGACGAATAGACAGCTGCCAATGTTGTGATTACAAGTCCACCAACAGCTGTCCACTCGCCCACACTCACTTTTTGATGCCTAAAGCGTGATCGTTAGGATTTGCCCAACGAGCTAAAACCGGCACAATTCCAGCGATTAAGCCCATGGCCAAATCTTTGGGATTGGTGTTTCCGGTCATGTACACGGCCAGACATCCTGCCACCGCGCTACGCATCCATGATGCTGCCGCTGCCTTGAATTGCTCCATCATTTCTCTCCTTTTGGTCGATCCGGCAAATCACCGGAAAACGCGCCATAAGTTGGTCGGCCGTAACCGACAACAAATGACCTTGCTCCCAAAGTTCTTGATTTAACCATAACCTCGCCACCATTGCGCTGATCGCCACCGCCTGATGTGTTGCCTTCAATGGTTACAATCTGTTTGTCTGAAACCCGGATAACCAAGCCAATGTGATTGATTGTGGTTTTGTCATCGATGATGAAATCAAAGAAAACAAGATCGCCAATCTTTGGCTCGGTGTGCCATCGCTTCATTTTTTTAAAAGCCTCAGCTCCAGCCCGAGTGCTGACCACATTTGGCAGATCCACTCCAGCTTGATCCGCGCACCAATTGATGAATGATCCACACCAAGGCAGCTTGTCGGCTTTCATGTGCTTTCCGTACTTTGTCTCATTGTTTCCGGTTTCAGCTGTGCCAACTTCGGCCAAAGCAACCTGAATCAATCGAGGCAATGTGCCTTGTGGAAAATTACTCATCGCCCGAAATCATCGGTGTGGATTGTTCCGCTTGCTGGCGGTCATATTCTGACTTAGGCATTGAAGTAAACTCGCCATTCCCACGATCAATAATGGCGTGTTCAATTCCGTTTAGTTCATCTGTAAAAAATGTAACGTTATCCATTTTATAACTCCGCTCCAAAACCAACATAAGCACTTGATCCGCCATTTGGGTAATAAGTAGTTCCAGTCGTAAAAACTGCTGATCCGTGAGTATAACGAGCATAACCACCCATAGCAGATGCGCTCGGTGCCAAAGTTGTTGTTCCACTTGAGTATTGAGTTGCGGTTGCAGCGTTGTAAATCTGTACCCCTGATGAGTCAATACTTGTCGGATTAACACGCATAACTGACGGAAACGGAATAAAGAAATCTAATACTGTTGTACTTAGTGCGTAAGCACTAGTTCCAATACCTGAACCATTACCAGAATTGTTAAAGCGGTAGTAATAACGCTGGCAAGCGGCTAATTCTCCTTGGATTGTTCCGCCCGCACGAGAGAAGGCAGTCGCAACCGAACCCACTTCCAACTGCATACCAGTAAACAAAGTTGTGCTGGTTTCTGTGCCGTTGCGATAAAGAATGATATTATAGCCGCGAGTTGCTAAAGCATTTGCAGTAAAAGTAACTGAGTACCTTGTCCAAGAACCTGACCAAGATGTCGCAGTTAAATCGCCTGCAACATCTTGAGTTTGAGATGCAAAGTTATCTACGACTGTTGGATATAAACCAACATAACTAAGTTTGGTTGTACCAGCACTATTTTTAGCCCAAACGCTCAAAGTAACAGATTGACCAGCAAATAGAGTTGAGTTTGCAGACTCTATGCGTTGATAAATCTGTGTGTTTTGTGCTGAGGTTCCAGTTACGGATAGTGAATAATTGAAATAAGGATTTGTCGGAACATCTGTCGAACGGCTTCCAGCCAATGTTCCACCTGATGCGGTCATAAACCATCTATCGCTTGTGTAACCTCCGCTAGCAAACGATGTTCCACGCTGCCAAACATCTTGCCCGCCATTTATAAAAAAATTACGACCCGCTGCGATTGAACCTTGATAGCGCAAGCCTGTTGAAGTGGAACTATCTGCTACAATTTGCTCCCCATTATTGCCGACAGCCAATCTTGCTGGTGTGTCGTTTGCACTAGCTGCGATGAGATCGCCTTTAGCATCGACAATAGAGTTTTGGATCGCGTTAGCATCATCTGATGTGACCCATTTGAAATCCATGTCTGTGTTGCTATTTTTGGCCAACACTTGATCGGTTGTGCCACCTTTAAGATCGGCCAACGATGTATCGACCGCCTGACCAAATACCTCAAAATCAGCTGGCAAATCCGTGACCAAATCTGTCGGTGTGGGCATTTGCCAGTTAAAATTCGATGTCGGGTTTGCCATTTTTTCTCCTTACGCTACGACTAACGCATCAGCCCAATCTAGGCTGCCGCTGATTGTGTTCCATTGTTCTGCAATTGCGACATCTTGCCATTGCATGGCTTGCAATGAAAATGCCAATGGGGAAAGGATAGCCGTGACCGAAACGCTGTTGTATGCGGCACGCCATGTCCAACCTTCGACAAAACCAAGGTATGTGCCAGCTGCCATGTTCAACGGCAAATCATTGATGCGCAATGGCAACCCCATGAAAATGTTGATTAATGCATCCCGGTCAGCATCATCAATTTCTGGGTTGGTCAGCTCAAAAGTGATTTGATTAAAATTGGCCTGTGGATAGGCTCTTAGCGTTAAATAAAAAGCAGCTTGATCCCCGGCATCGCTGGCATTTTCAATTGTGGTAGTGATGATTTGCGCTAATTTGCCATAGAGGCCAATCGATGTTGCATCAGAATCCACAACCTCATTGTTGGAATTGTTGCCGTATTTCAACACAATTTCGTTCCGGATGTCACCAGCGCGAGTCTGGATCGATAGCGAATCGGCTAAAGCCTGAGCAGCTGAAAGATCGGTGTATCCGTTGGCCGCCAAATAAACCGATCTATGCGTGCTGTCAGCATATGAAATTTGCCCCAATGCGTTTTCGTAAATGTAACCCAATCCGGATGTTGCTAAAGCTGAAACTAATGAATAAACATTGATCGTTGATGAACCACGATTGGCCAACTCGTAATTGCCTGGTGTATCAATCTCACCCAATCCCGTGTTTTGGGCATCTTGCCATTGCTCTGTTGGATCATAGGTTGCCCATTGCAAAGCTGCCGGCACTTCGTTCCATGAGTTGATCAACAGATCAGTCAGAATCGTGAGAATCTGATCCCCATCAAAATCTTTAGCCAACACACCTTCGGTTAATGCTTTTGGCAATCGTGACAAGGCCCCCAAGGCTATGATTTTTACCGATTGATTAATGCCTACAACACCAGATGCAGCAATTCCAATGTCCAATTCTACAACTGTGCCGCCAAAAATTGGCACAAATGTAGCTGTGGAATCTTGCAATTCAATAGTGACGGCATCGTTGATTTCAATATCAACAATTGATTGGTCAAGGTTAATCAGTTCTAAATTAACATAGCCGGCATTTGCTTGCTCATAAATGTTTGTGCGGCCTGTTGTGATGGTGAGGTTAGCCAAAGCATAATTTGTGAATGTTGTGCCACCAATAATCACACGCCAAACAGGATTAAAAACACTCATGCTGTCACAAAATTCGTTGCGCCGTTTGTTCCGCGATAATAAGAGTTGTTAAGCGTATCGACTAGCACCCGCGCTGTGCCTTCCGGATCGGTCGTAATTCCGTTAAAATTCACAGTCACATTTGGTTTGTTAGATGCCGCCAAAATGCCAGCAAGCGTGTTTGTATTGACGCCAGATGTGCCAAAAGCAAATGGTTGATTGGAAGCTGCCATGACCCCGGCCAAAGTTGTTGTGCCGCTGGTGAAATTATCAAAAGCTCCAGCAACATCATCCACAACCTTTTTAGTGTCTTTTGCAATCTTTGTTACCGCGCCGCCTAATGATCCGCCCGTTGATCCGCCACCAGTCGTGCCACCAGTTCCCCCGGTCAATCCGCCTCCCGTTGCGCCACCACCGGTTGATGATGCTCCACCAGATGTGAATCCAGTCGGCAATGATGCAGCTGGCACCGAAATGCCTCCGGTAGAGCTTGATCCGCTAGATGTTCCAATTTTTGAAATTGGTGAAATG